ATCATCATCTTAAATCTTATGTTTGCCACTTCCTGTAAGGATAGTATGCCTGTAGCCGTTTCCCTGCTTCTTGATTCCTTGCCCCTGCTGTAATCATAATTTCCCAGGGTTTCTTCAATGTTTTCTACTATATCGGCAGATTCCTTAAATGCTTCACCAGCATTATATGTTTGTTCAAGCGGTGTTACCCCTCCATCATAATCGGAAATTATCGCACCACCAGGAATGCTCGGTATAATTCCATCTTCGCCTATATTTATATTTGCGTTTCTATCCACAATATACATTCTATTTAGGGCAAGCGTCATATTATCCATTCTTTGATTTCTCACATCATTTAATTCATTCTGTAAGCCCTTGACCATTTCCATAAGACCTTTGCCGTAAATCTGGTTTCCCATAGGGCATATCCTCGCCATGACAAAAGGTTTTCTCATGTGGTCGTATGGATTTCTCTCATCCCTTATTACAATCTTTTCTTCTGCGAGTACGATTACACGGTCGTCTTCCCAATATTCATAAAGCAATACCCGGTTTGAGTGTTTATCAGATATGTTCTGCGGACTCTTTACGTTAGAATCCTTATATCTTTCTTTGCCCTCTTCATATTTTGCAGAACCCTTGACTTCTTCCACGAATTTTATATTTTTATATATACCCTGTTTTTCCATATCTTTTAATCTGTCTATCGTGGATTCGGTTACGAGTATCACGGCTTCTGCCGTATTTATGGGATCTACGGGACTGGCTTTGGGATCAACCAGTATTTTATATGGGTCTACATACCAGATATATGGATCATTATAATATTCTATTTCTTTATCTATCCTATTATATTCTGGCTGTGGTTTTCCGTTTACTAAAATCGGATTTCCATTTTCATCCATCTTGTAGATAATATTTCCCATATCATCCCGCACAAGCTCAATGTCTCTTTTCTTCCTGTATTCTTTTCGCCAGCCGATTTTCTCAAAGCAAGTTCCGGTTACGAGGCAATCCTTAAGCAAAAATATAGATGTATCAAAATAATCCATTTTCTTAATTTGATAATTTAAAACAAGTTCATGTGTTTTTGTATTATCAACATCATCCTCGTTTTGCGGTTTTGCGGCGACTATCGGCTCGGAAGAAAATATGGCTTCCATGACTCTCGGTATGGAAGTTTCAACAGCTGTAAAACTATAAGGTATAAATAATTTAGCTCTAAACTTATATTCGGACTCATGTTCTAAAATACTATTGTACTGCCTCCAGTACTCATCCCATTTATCAAAATAATTGGGTTTGATATAATCAAGGTATGTATGGAATCTATCCATTACGAGTGATTGTGCTTCTTCCTCTTTTTTTGTCGGTTTATAATCCATATTCCTTACCTATTCTTAGATTTTCTATTTGACCTTTTCTTTTCTTTGGTTTTCTTTTTTTTCTTTACTTTTTTAGGGATATTTTGGGGGGTTTCTCTTTCCCATTCCAGTAGGGTCTTTTTTGTTATTTCCCCGCGCCTATACATCGCATAAAATTTTTTTCTTTGAGCCTCGCTTTTGAATGGCATATGACCCCCTATTTAAATATTTCTTTTAATTTATCCCAAAAACTTTTATTGGATATCTCTTCTTCTTTTTGTATTCCCATGTCTGGTAAAAAGGTAACGGTTGATTCTTTTGTTGCTTTAGTAATCACATTTCTCGCCACACCCTTTTCATCATATATGGGTACTGTTTCCTCTATTGTCTTTACCTGCCAGTGTGGTATCAGCTTCACATCTTTTATTTTTGCACCATCAAGTTTTACCCTGTTACCGTCTATCCTCATTACTATTCCCCTGTCGGATACAGTCTTTTTCTTCTTTTTATTCTTCATAATTCTCCCTTAGTTTATCGTTGTTAAACTTTTATCTGCTATTAACATCTTTTCGCCATTCGGCATTAGTTTTTCATAGTAATTTAAGTAAAATATCTTTTTACCATCTTTTATGAAATAATATTCAGGTAAATAGAAATTACCACGATATTTCCATTCTAAAAATCTAAAATTATTTTCATTAAATTTTAGGAATTTTATTTTAGACTCTTCAATTTCCGACAATGAATCCCGCACTTTCTCATAATGCATATATGCCCTTTCAGCTGCACGCCTATATTTTATTTTTTTAAAATAATCTATTATTTTTCTCATATTAATAACCAGTTACTGGATTATTTACCCTCAATCCATCTTTTAGCGGTTTATTTTTCTCAAGATAAGTTATTTTAAGACCCTGTACGGCAAGGCAAGAAGCTATGATCCTATCATCAAAATATGAGCTATCATATACATTTGTTTTTTGTATCTTTGTCTTGGATTTTTTAACGGGGTGGGTTTTCCCGCCCTCTTCCTCAACATAGGACGACATTTCGCCCAAAAGCTCCTTACTGTTTAATATCAATTCTTCTTCCCTGAATAATTTATTAAAATCACCCAATAATATGGGCTTGGACTTTCCAGTAGTCCTAAACCCCATTTGCTTAGTAGTCCTGTTATATCTTTTATCAATTTCTTTTCTGTAATAAATCCTGTACCACATCGGTCTAAGATATGTCAGAGTAACAAGCCCCTGGACATTGCTCTCAACAACAACAATGGCTTCATTGTAATATTGTGCCAATGTCTTTAGCTTATACGCAAATTTATCGGGTGGAATTTTCCCATGCCATTCAGCGACCTGTTCAAAATTCTTTTTATCAAAAACTTCTGCACAGCTATAATCACCGCCAGAAATACCTCCAGCGACGTCTACGCCTATTGCGTACCTGTTGCCTTTTTCTGGTTTTTTCCATATTCTAAAATCCCCTCTAGGATTTTTGGTAAAATCAAATTTTTCTTCAAGTTCCCCCCGCTCTACAATCAGTTCCTTTGATTTTTCCCTTACTTCTATATTTTGGTAATATTTTGTTATCAAAAATCTATCAAAAACATTGCTTCCGGATACCAGGAATGCTTCGTCGGGGGTGGAGGGATATTCCTGATGAAATTTATCTATATCTCCATTTAGCTTATTTTTTATCGTATATCTACGCCAGTATATTTGCTCATCATCCAAACTAAATATATCTTTTAATTTTTCTTCATTACCGAATATTTCATGTTCATAGTCATATGGTTTAAAATCTTTTGGTGTGGGTAACCTACATTCACCATCTTCAAACCACGCTATAAATATAGGTACAAAATCATTTTCACCCTTTTCGGCTGATTTCCACAGACTATATGCATAATTCCCCACTCCGTTTGCAGTAGTCTCTATGATTATCATGGACTCCGGTATTTCCGGTACAGACTGCATAAGTCCTGTCATAACTTCTTCGGGTTTTTCCCAAAAAGCTATCTCGCTACAATGTAGGTTTTGAATTGTAAAAGCCCTTCCCGCTTGTAAATTGTTCGCAGTATCTACCCTGATTAAACTATTGAGTCCGGGTTTTGTATCCCTTAACTTAGAATTCGGATTCTCGAATAAAAGCTCATATTTATTTTCCCTTCTCACCATAGGTTTATAAATATCCTTATCTAACCTTGAATGAAAAAGCTGGGACATTTTATATAGATGACCCGTAGATTCCCTATCGTGTGCAATAATCATTGAATTGACATTATCGTGTACTGTCGTATCCTGAAATATTAATCCCTGCGTCAGCGTACTCACGCCGGTCTGCCTTGATTTTAGTACAAAAATCCTGACCGGTTTTCTCTCTCGGCGAAGTCTTTCATATTCTCTATAGATTTTTAATTGAGCTTTATTGAATTCAAATAGAATTATTTTTCTTTTCTTATCTTTTATAAAAAGTAATGATTCTATGAAGAATCTTGGATTATTCTGGAGGTTGTACCATAGTACCTCCGAATTTATCGGCAAGTTCTCGCAGTTTTTGTTCTCCTGTTGATTTAAGTTCCTTCCTTGTTTCAGCACCTTTTTTCTTCGCCTTATCTATCAATCCATATAATTCATAAAATAAATCTATGGCTTTTATTCTTGCTCCAGCGGGTGTGTCTTTGCTTTTAATTATGCCTAAATGCATTGTGAGAATATCTGAAAGATTATCAGCGGCCTTTAGCATATTTTCTCGGACAATCGCCTCTCGCACTTTTTCATTCTGGCGATACAGATATAGGGATTTCTTGTTTAGACCGAGCTCATAGGCTAAATCTTCTTCTTTTAATTTCTGTAGTCTGATTCTGGGATCTGTGGCAACAATTACATACTTTTTTTGATTTTCGCTTAGTTCCGGATATTCGCCATAAAGTTCATCAGTCTTTGGCTTTATGGTTCTCGCCATATTTATTCTCGCTATTCCTCAATTACTCCACGATAACTTAAAATATCATCTAAAAATTTTAGTGTTTTATCTTCTTCTTCTAAGTCTTCACGCGGAGTCCAATTTGTCTTTATGCCTATTTTTTTAACACCGCTACGCAATATCAGTTCTTTTAAGAAATTTTTCTTATCCGCCACGCTATATCCATAGCCTGCTATTAAATCCAATGCACTTTGAATATCATATCTGGTAAAATTTTTTTTGAGCTTAATACCACCTTCAATAACTTTTAATTTTTCTTCTATTTGTTTATTCGAGGGTTTTATTATCTTAATCATTTATGTTCTTTTAATTTCATATAATTTGATTATAATTTTTTGTCTGCCATCCGAACCACTTCCAAGACTTGCCACCCGCCCTACCAATCCCGATTAATTACTTTTGGGGATTAAAAT